CACGGCGTCGTATTCGCTCAGCACGATGCCGGCCAGCTCCATCAGGTCTTTGTTCTGCCACGTCTTGATCGGCTCGACCAGCACGTTGCCCTGACGCTTCGCCAGTGCCGACCGGTCGCCGCCAAATCGTGCCACGTCTAAGCCCCAGACGACGGGGGTGGTTGGCCCCGCCTCAACGTCGCGCGTCACGGCATCCTCGATTAAGTGCAACGGCAACAGCACGTCGTCAGATTGCGTCGGAAATTCGCCCAGCACGCGCACCTTAAACACGTTGCTTTCGGCGCCGTATTTTTGCGCCATTTCGTCGATAAATTTGGGGTCGACGTACTCGCCCTCTTCGCAAGACACAGTGATGCAGTGCCACTTGTCGCGGTCATTGTGGAACGCGTCGTAGAAGTAGCCGTCGGATCGCGTGGGGTTCCCGCACATGATGATTTTCGCGCCGGGGGTACTTAGCGCGCCGCTGGCGGTCTCAAATATCACGTTAGGCACGCCGGACGCCTCTTCGACCACAAACAGCATGTGGGGGCTGTGGAAGCCCGCCAAGCTCTCCGGGTTCTCGCGGCGGCTGGTACGCGCCACAGCGAAGCTGTCGGTTGCGCCTTTGAGCGATATTTTGTCGCTCTTAAATTCGAGCAGGTCTTTGAACGCCTGCGGCATATTGCGCGCCCAGCGGTCTATCTCTGTCCACAGCACGTCCGATAGCTGGTGCGCGCTGTTCGCTGTCACGGCGACTTTGCACGGGTAGTGGGTCATCAGCCACCACAGCACGACCCAGCTCTCAAATGCGGTTTTTCCGACGCCGTGGCCGGATTTGATGGCGACGCGGTCGTGCTTCGCTATGGCGTCTAGGGCTTTGCGTTGCCACTTTTGCGGCGTGGCTTGCAGTACCGTCTCAACGAATAGGGCGGGGTCGGCGCGTAATGCGGCGATTGCTTCGACGGTGGCGTGGGTGTCAGTCATGCGTCAACTCCGACGGGGGGGTGTAGGGATATATATTTTTCTTCCCGCCCCCCGCGTGTGCGCTGACGGGGGGGTTAACCAGATTTCGGTTATTTTTAGGCGTAATTGCAGAAAATGTCGCATAATGTCCATTATGTTTTTTCGGTATGTAACAAAAACAATGACTTACAAAGCCTGTGGATAACTTTTGCGTCATTTGCCCTGTTTTGCCTGTTTTTTGTGCATCTTTTTGTTAACCGATTTTTGGTTAATTCCATCGCGCGCGCGTACTCTATCGGGTTGTGTGTCTTCTTTGCTTTCGATCAATCTGCTCTTAGCCGCATCGTTGACCTGCGTCAGCAATTCCAAATAGCTACCGCCCTTCACCGCCTGCACGTCGACCTGCTGTCTATCGCCGTACATCTTCGGCGTCATACGAGCCGCCTGCCACTTGAGGATGTCAGCCGCAACGCGTGCGCTTGCTGGGTCGATTAGACCGTTCTTAGCCTCGCGCTTGATGTCGTCAAGCTCGTCAGCCAACACCATACCGCGAAACTCAAGCGCCAAGCGATACTGCTGTTCAAACTCAGGATCAGCCGCTATGCGTGTCGATATCGTCACCCAAGCAGGCATCGATGGGTCTTTGCAAACCTTAGTCACCGGCTCACCACTGGCGACACGTTCCAGAAACTTGTTTAACACTTCCTGCGGTGTCTTAGCTGACATCGTCGTCCTCTTCAAAATCGTCGTCTTCAAACGTCACAATCAGCGTCGGCTTGTCCTCGATGATGAGTAGCGGGTTCTTGCACAGGCTACACACGATTGACTGCATGCCCTCATAGACGAACCCCTTTGTCTCTTCCTGACACCAGTCACACGTCACCGGATCAGTGAAGAAATGGACTACATGCCTTTCGCCGAATTTGATTATCTCAGCCATCCACATTCACACATTCTGCCGCGCACGCCAGATAACCGGCACCGTCGACATAGTTGTCATCGTGATACGGATTGCTCTTAACCCGCGCTATCTTCAGCAACGCCATCATCACGCCAACATCCTGCGGCTCGACCTTATGACCCAAATGCGTCGACCAGTACGTCGCAATCGTCATGAAGTTGTCTTCCATATCGCCGTGATCGTTTGCGCGATCTTTCGTCACATATGCCTTCGCCGTATCCAAACACTCTGCACGCTTCATTCCACATTTTCCTTCACGTCTATCACTTTCAAACCACATACGATGCAATCATATTTCTTCTTGTACCCGTCATCGCTGTATATCAGCATAAGCGAGTGGCAACGCGGGCAACGCTGTTGCGATAACAGCCGTGCCATTGAACCGTCGCCCTTTTCAATCTTCGACATCGCTACCCTCACTGAAAGGCACCGAGAGCGTCGCTATGGGCGCATAGCCACGCATTAGTTCTCTTGGCCACACATCGACCGTAATGCCCGTCTCAGACCGCTGTACGTTGACCGTTAGGTTCCTGACGTCGATCCACGTCGACTTGCCAAGCAACATGTACTCGCGGTCTTTTACAACGTCATCACGCTCGGTTTCGTAATCCATTACCACGGTATCTCGTCGTCTATTAGTTTCGCCGTCTTCGTCACGCTCTCAATTACAGCACCGGCAAATACGTTCTTCGCCTCATCGACAAACGCCTTGGCCTGCTTTTCCTTTAGCCACTGTTCCAAGATCACGCCGACCTCGTCAACAGTATAAACGGTCATCTCGCGATTGTCCTGCTTTACCTTACCCGCCTCATACCCATTAGCCGTTATCGCCAGCACCGTGCCATCCGGCATCCTGCCCTCGATGTAATCTCCGGTAAGCGGCTCGGCGCCAACCTCGATGGCCGCACGCTCGATAGCGGCGCAACCCCTGAGCGTCACCTCGACCTCATGCTCAACCCCGTCGCATTTATCGATAGCCGCGTTCAGCTTGTCTAGCTGTTCGTAAAACCGGTCACGCAATTCCACCGGCACAAGCCACGGCAATCTGTCGATACCCCACTTGCGCTCTAACCGGTTCACCTCGTCATCGTATTTGTGCAACGCCGCCTGCTGACGCTTTAGCGCCGCTTGGCTCGGCTGATAGTACACCTTATCCGTCTTCGGCTTACCCCTCGCCACACGCTTCTTAGCCACCATTTCTATTATCCCTTTCGTTGGTCGGTAATTTGGTCGGTCGCATCGCACCCCCTAGTGTGGGGGGTGCGACCGACGATTGTCGCTTTTCCGTGCGACCTACGTCGCATTTGCGACCAATTTGACCTATCTAATTGTTTTCGTTGATTATCCATACCTTATTTTCGTCGATTGCTATAATTCTTGCGGCTTGTAAATCCTTCCGCGCCTTCGACTGGTCTTGTTTGCTATGATCGGGCGTTTTTTCGGCATGATAGGCACACCAAGCGCGATAATTTGGCTTCGGGTTTTCCATCTTTATGATGAAATCCTGCAAGCTCTCCAGCGCCAACTGCATGTTTATGTCACGCTTCGGCGCGCTCTTTACCGGCGCGTCTGTCCGCTTTAGCACCACCGACCCGCCGCTGACGCTCGACACCGGCTCCATCATCAGCACGATATCGTCGATCATCTCGGCATCTTTCTGCTTCTCGATACGCATTGTGACGATATTCTCGTCCTTAACGACCGCTATAGACGCGTCTACCGCGCCAAGGATGGCCGAGCTACCACGCGCACCCCTGTCGCTGTTCTTGCCGCTGTGATGCACAAACACGACCGCGCAATCAAACGCCTGCTTTAGCGCGTCTGCCGCGGCAACGGCTAATCCACTTTCTTGAGCCGAGTTTTCGTCCGCCCCCAAGAGGGCGCGCGCTAATGTATCGACGTAGATGCACGTCCACTGCCGGTCTAGGCGCTCTATCGAGTACATCAGCTTCTCGATATCCGCCTGATCGCGGAAATTGACCGCCAGAGGCAACATGTGGAAGTGACCGCTGGCACCCAGCCCGTGCGACATCTTCCACGCCTTGACGCGCTTTCCCAGCCCGCCAACGCCCTCTCCCGCGATATACAGCACGTCGCCCTGCTTCGTCGGCATGCCCTGCCACTCGATGCCGTGCGCCTGACACAGCGCCATATCGAGCGTGATGAAGCTCTTACCCGAACCCGGCGCACCGTAGATCATGCTCAACCCGTGCGCCGTGATAAGCCCGCTGTCGCCGTCACCGACCGCCCAGCTCACCGGCGGCATGCTAATGAGGTAATCCTCATCGACGAAGTCGTAATATTCGCGCTCCGGCTCGCCCGCATTGTCGTTGTCCGCTGACTGCTCGACGACTGGCGCCTCACCCAGCACCGGTGCCGCCTTAACCTCGGACAGCAGGTCTTCAATATCCCGACCACCGGCGAGGTAGTCGACGACGTCGCCCTTGTCGCCTAAGCCTGACAGCTCGACGACCTTGACCGCCGCCGCACCGTCAAAAATATTGGCGACCACCGTGTCGGCGTGCGCGCGCCCCGCGTCATCGTTATCCGGCAGGATCACAACATTACGGCCCTCGAACCACTTGTTCAGCTCCGGCTTCCAGTTCTTCGCCCCGCCGTTGTTTGTTGTGGCGACGATACCGTGCCGAGCCAGCCGGTCGGCCGCCTTCTCACCCTCGACGATAAATACCGGCATGTCCGGCTTTGCCAGCATGTCGTGCAGGCGGTACGGCACCGGCGTCACGCCGTCTAGGTTGTGTAGCCACCCGCCGTTACCGTCCGGCCGCACCTGTCGGAACGTCTTAGGCTCGTATCGGCGTATCTGATAGACGACTTCGCCGTTCTCGTCGGTGTAGTCGTACACCGCACTCATAAACCGCGCCGGTTGTAGTTTGACTTGCGCCTGCTTTTGTATGCCAAACTTCTTTTCCAAGATATCGGGTATGCTACCCATTACCGTGGCGCCCTCGTTGAGACGCACCAAGTCGACGACACCGCCGCCCTCATTGGCCTCGAAGTCGAACCAAGTGCCTTTGCGTAGGTCGACTTCCTTTGAGCCGTGTGTACCCCAGCGCAGTGTATGCCCGCGCTTCTGGTTAGGCTCACCCCAGTAGGCTTTCGCCACCGTCTCTATGTAACTCGCAATATTGCTCATAATAAACCCTCGACCCCTGTTCCCTTGAAGGTGCGGGCGACGGCCAAGGGAAAACCGTCGCCCGCCACGCGCTAGAACAGGTCGCCGCCTGCACTAACAGCGGCCGGTGGTGTTGCCGCTACTGGCGGCGCGACCGGCGCTGACGCGTGTTCTTGTGGCGCGGGTGCGCTACCCGCCGCATCCATTGCCGCTGGGCGATCCACCCAGTTGACGATGCTCAATACCGGCGCCTTAAAACGCAACTCGCCCTGCGGCGACTGCATCTTAATCGTCTCAGGCGTGCCAGCCTCGATCACCGGTATCTTACCCGCATTGGCGCTACGCTCGGCCATAAACTGGTCGTGCAACTTGTCGACCACCCGCAGAACCGTCTTGGCGCTGTGACTAAACTCACGAGGGCCACTCTCGCCGCTGATGACCACGCGCATGCGGAACGCCTGCTTATGTTCCTCAGACGGCTTCGCCACCATTGCGTCGCCAATACGCACCATATGGAAATCAGGCGCACCCGACGCAAAACTCAGCCAACCCACTTCCATATTGTCGAGGTCTGCGGCAAACTTGAAGCCCGGCGCAATATCCTCTTCCTGCTTTTGCCAAGTCCCGTCCGCGCCTTGGACGCGGTCTTGCTTGATCCAGTCACCACCCTTAGCGTCAAACTTGATGATCGGTAAAATGTCCCCGCTTGAACGGGCCTCAGTTGAAAATCCTAATGCCATAACCTTTAACTCCTTAACGTCAACATTAGTTCAAATTTGCTCCAAAACTTTGAAGCTCGATATCGGGTAGTACGCACAGACGTCGACGTCCTGCGGATCGCCTCGGTCTGTCCGACCACCCATTTGCAAGCTGAAGTCACTGGCAAACGATATGCGTGCCAGCGCGTCAGTCCACAAAACTATCAGATAAGACGGCAGTCCGGTGGTCTCTGTCAAGTGCCTTGCTCGTATGACCTTGTGCAGATTAACCATTGCCGTCGGGTATTTGTTCATTTCAAACGTGCGCGTTTTAATCTCACCAAACGCCACAATGCAGTCATCCTGATCGCAGTGGATAGCGCAATCGATGCCATATTGTGTCGGCAATTTGTGCAAAGAATAATTGTGCCGCTTTAATAATTTTGCGACCGATAGCTCGTTTTGCAGGTCGATCGCTGTCTCGTAGTGCGGCCGGGTCATCGCAAATTCCAATCCACGCCGTCCTCGGTCGTCAGACAATACGTCGCCTCATTCGGCCGGGCAAACGCCAGTTGCGTCAGCGCGACGTGACACTCGCTGATCGTCTCATGCTTCGACACGACGCTTACCACGCCCGCCTCAGTGCTAGTCATCGTGACCAATATTAGCCAATACTTCATGCTTTTGCTCCAGCTCTGCGATTTGTTTTTTCAGCTTTACAATTTTATCTTCGTATCTTGCGACCGACCTTTTGCGCCCGGCCATCGCCTTGTGTGACGGCGTGCAATACTGCGCGTCTTCACGCCACGACGCAAACTCTCGATTGCACCAGCCGCAAACATGCGTGTAAAAATTTGGCGTCACCGTAACCTCAAGCTGGTCATCCAGTGGCACAAATACGTTGTGGCCCATTATCTTTTTCTTTTTCATTTCACCCCCGCCAAGTGTTCACGCAAAATCATTTCAAATGTGTCCCATTCAAGTGTGGCCGTGTAACGCCAGTCATACTGCTCGGCAATGTCGCCGGCCAAGCCTGAGTTGCCGAGCATGACCAGCGCCTGCACCGGCACCCGCACAAGTATAGGCTGGCGATCGAGCTTGTAGATCAGGCACGGCAACGCGTCATTTGTGTTGGCCGAAGATCGAGCCGCTGTGACGATCTGATCCCACCAGCTCGGCGACACGCCCTTGGCGTACCGCTTACACTCGATCAGAAACGGGAACGGCTTACCGTCAGCAGGCTCAAGATCGCTCAAATCTTTTTCCTGATATTGCGACAACCGGCGCCGTAATTTGCGACCCGTTGCCATCTCGATCAGTTTCGCAACTTCCCGTTCAAATGCGGCGCCCTTGGCACGTCCACCACCGGCACGCATCAGCCCAACTTCTCCAAGCCGACCCGACCGCTTTGACCATCGAGCGACGACTGCACGCTCCGCTGGCGAATGTTGCTGGCGATCTGCTTCGCCAACATCTCGTCGGCCAGCGACGACTGGCTCCGGTGAGCCGATAATTCTAGCTCGCCCTTGAGCGCCTCGATCGTCGACGTGCGAAGCCGAAGCAAAACTGGTTTAATTTCAGACATTTTGTAACCCCTTCTGTGATCGTTGCTGGAAGCTAAAAACGCCGCTGGCAACTTTTTGGTACTGATATGCCCCAAAACACCCAAAGCCCGTCAGTGAGCTTCTATGGGCGATTAAAGGCAATGTGCTATTTTTTTGATATTTTTTTAATATTCATTAAATACAGCACTTGACGTACACCAATATAACCCCCATATTCGTATAGTACAGAGGTACAAAACAGGTAAATTTAAGGGAGTTACCAAAATGCTTAAACAGATCGACAAGGCTTTCGCTGAATTAAATGCTGACATGCACAAGCGTCAAATGGCTTGGGCTTTAGACCGCCACAATGCTCTGCGGGAATACACTAAAAATTATGACCGCAAGACTGCCACTCACGGTTTTATTGAGGGCGCGATTGAGGTTGCTGGCGGCAAGACTTGGTACGATGTTTTGTATGGCCGTAGCCAAGATATGGTGGCTGACTTTGTTGTCAAAAATGTAAACAAGTTGATCGACAGCCGCAATAACCGGATTATCGCCGCGCTGACAAAAAAGGGCATTACAGAAATTCCTGAGTTTGAATTGAAGTACAGCGGCGACGGTTACGAGGGTGTGTTCATCGTTGCTGGTCATAAAGTTACCATCCACACAATCGTGGCTGGCGGCTACAACATCCAGTGCCTGCACCAGCGCACTTTAATCAAAGTAAAGGCGGCGGCCTAACGGTTCCGCCCCAACCAAGGGAGAATAAAATGGTATCTTTTGAAACATCAATCAACGATTACGCTAAATCGTATCAAGAGTTTTTGACTTTCATCACAACCGCGAAAGTTATGGCTAAGGGTAAGAGAGACGCCGCCAGCCTGCGCGCAATGTGGCGGAATTGGGAAGCCGCTGGACGCGCCGCATTTAAGTGCAATCAGATAGCTGACCGTATCGGCTTCAAGTCGTTGACTGCTGACTTCAACACAATGATGTCGCCAGAAGATGCGGTTAGCATTTTTCTGCACGGCGAAGAAAAGGCGGTGGCCTAACGGCCCCGCCCCAATTAAGGGAGAATTGATATGACAATCATCGCTAAAAAAATCGCCGCCTTCAAAGTCCGCCCCGTTAACCACGGCACCGCCAAGCGTGACAAGAACCGCTACTGCGGCCCGGCCGTGCTGTCGATCATGTCGGGCATCACCACTGGCGACGCGTCTCGACTGATCCGGTCACTGTTTCCGCATGTGCATGCAGTGCGCGGCACCAGCGACTACCAAATCACCCTCGCCTTCAAAGAGCTGGGCATCAGAATGAGCCGCGTGTCATACGGCGTCACCGACAGCAAGAAGCCGACGCTGGCTGGCTGGCTCAAAGGCACAGTCGACGAGCGCACCGCCGGTCGCGTGTTTCTGGTCGCCGCTGGCAACCACTGGCAGATCATCACCGGTCGCCGGTACATCTGCGGCATCGTCAAGGAGCTGGTCAGCGTGCGCGACAAGCGCGTC